ACCCGCCTGACCTTGGATGACCTCATTCCCAGCAAGCGGAATGAGGGTCATTACATGATTGATCAGGACAAAAAGACCGGGAAGCCGAAGGTCCGGAAAAAGAAACAAAAGAAGGTTCCGAAGCCTTACTGCAAACAGTATCCAATGTTCTTCAGGCTTATGAGCGATAATCCTTCAATTCCGGATCCGGTTGAGGAGTTCAAGTTTCATCCAACCCGAAAATGGCGAATCGACATCTGCTGGCCAGAACTGAAACTGGCCCTGGAAATAGAGGGCGGAGTTTACATGACGAAGAAAAACGGAAATGCGACCGGACACCGGTCCATTACCAATTTCATAAGCGACATAGAGAAATACAACGCTCTCTCGATTCACGGATTCAGCCTGCTTCGATTCACTCCGCAGCAGATGGATAGCTGTGAAGCTTATGATTACCTTCGAGAATGGTTCAAAAACAATGTCGACAAAACGATTGGTAGCGATCGGAATCCGCCGGAAGGGTGAAAGCGGGTTCAAAATCAAAACAGGAGATACCCATGGAAATAGTAATCGCAACAATCCTGGCATTCGTTCTGGGAGTGATAACCGGAGTGGTGGGGATATTGATGTATGCAATCAAATACGGAAGCCAAAAAAATGAAATGCAAAACATGCCCGGTCAAGGGTTTCGTCCACGCTGACCTATACTGCCGGGGATGCCCGGACAAGCCGAAACCTAAGATCAAAACCGGAAGAGCTTATCTTTTCCTGAAAAATGCGTTCCAGCCTGTTACTTCTGTAGAAATCAAAGCTGCTGATGGATTTGAATATGAAGTCTCAGCGATCGAGCTGATGAGACGATTTAAAATCGAATTCATAGCGCACGATAGCGATGAAATTGTCAGGATTATTCACAACGAGATAAACGGACAATCATGAAAAAACTGATAAAAATACTTCTTTTGACTGCTTTTTTCGCATGCGGTATTATCTGGATAATTAGAAAAATTTACGAATAAACCCGAGAAAGCCAAATCTGATGCATGGATGCTGATGAGGCGGCCAAAGAAAGAGGCAGTGATTTACTCTATGGATTGGAGTGGTCACTGCCTATATCCATTAAAAAATCATGAGCAAAGAAACCACTCCAATATCAAAGCCAAAACGTAAAATATTCAAAGCGTCCGATCTAGTTCCTTCCAAGTACAATCCCAGAAAAATAACAACTAAAGCAAAAAAAGGACTGCAGGCTTCAGTGGATCGATTCGGATATGTTCAAGACATCGTTGTTAATGTCAAAAACGGAGCCAATACAATAATTGGCGGGCATCAGCGACTAAATGCAATGGAGTTGCAGCCCGGTGACGATATCGAATGCACCATTGTTAGCCTGAACAAGAAAGACGAAATAGCTCTGAATATTGCGCTGAACTCCAGGCATATCTCCGGAGAGTTTGACGATAAGCTCCTGGAGGATCTACTTTCTGGTATCTCCGATCATGAACACTTCAATGATTTGAATTTCGATGACCTGGTGATGGAGTTCGGTTTCGATAAAAAGAAATCCTCCGGCCGGGTTGATAAAATCCCAGAGGATCCGGCAGAAGTCTTTATCAAAAATGGTGACCTGATCGAGATCGGAAACCATCGTGTTTTGTGTGGAGACTCGACGGATCCGGTACAGGTGGAAAAACTCATGGCCGGTGAAAAGGCGCTCTTGCTGCATACTGATCCTCCATATGGAATGGGAAAGGAAAAAGACGGGGTGGAGAATGACAACCTATACCGGGAAAAGCTCGACGCCTTTCAGATGGATTGGTGGAAAGTGTTTCGCCCAAACCTTGAAGATAATGCGAGCGCGTATATTTGGGGCAATGCCGAGGACTTGTGGCGGTTATGGTATCGCGGGCTGAAGGATTCGGAGCGGCTGACTTTCAGGAATGAGATTTTATGGGATCAGGTGACAGGTGTCTCATGGGGCAAGGATGGCATGGAGGGTCTGAGAATGTACGCCCCAATGGGTGAACGCTGCCTTTTCTTCATGCTAGGAGAGCAAGGGTTCAACAATAACGCTGATAATTATTGGGAAGGATGGGATTCTGTTGTCAACTATCTCAGGCAAGAACGAGATAAAGTGGGATGGAGCATTGCGAAGTTTAAGAGACTGGCGGGGCATTCTGAGACGAGCGGGTGCCATTGGTTTGATAAATCTCAATGGATGATGCCAACAAAAGAGACTTACGAGGCATGGCAGTCAGAAGCGAGGGGCGACGGGTTCAAACGCGATTTCGACGACCTCAAACGCGACCATGACCAGCTAAAACAAGAGTTCTACGCAACCCGCGCATACTTCGACAACACTCATGAAAACATGACAGATGTATGGCAATTTGAACGGGTACAAGGAGAAGAAAGACACGACCACGCAACACCGAAACCAGTCGCCATGATGGAACGGGCGATCAAGTCAAGCTGTCCTAAAGGTGGCTTAGTGGTTGAGCCTTTCGGTGGCTCAGGGTCAACCCTCATCGGTGCAGAGAAGACAGGCCGCAGATGCTACACAATGGAACTCACCGAGAAGTATGTCCAGATCATTGTCCAACGCTGGTGCGACTTCACCGAAACAGACCAAATCAAAATCAATGGCCAGGAAATCAGCTGGAAAGAATATACCGGAGGTGAATAATGGCACGAAAAACCGCGGATGTTTATGAAGTAACCCCAAAATTACTCAAGAAGGTTGAAAGGCTTGCCACAAAAGGATTGACTCTGGTTCAGATCGCTCATTCTATCGGTTGGAGTGAGGCGACAATGCATGAAAAAAAGAAACAAAATCCAGAGTTACTGGAGTCTATAAAAAGAGGACAGGCCAAAGGAATCGAAACCGTGACGAATGCTCTTTTTAAACGTGCGAAGGGATTCACGGTCAAGGAAGTTCACGAGGAAGCCCGGGTCGATGAAAAAGGAAAGAAGTTTCAACAGAAAAAAGTGGTGACCAAGAAAATAGCCGGAGATACCACAGCCCAGATTTTCTATCTGAAAAACCGGGATCCACAAAACTGGAAGGACCGCCAGGATCACAACATTTCCGGAGATATCATCCTTAACACTGATTCGGACGATGATAACCTCTAAGGAATACTCGATCAAGAAAACCCCGAAACAGAAGGAAGCAGTTCGCTTGATTGCTTCCAATACTACAACTCTCCTCGAAGGTGGAAGCCGATCTGGAAAGACTTTCATCGCTCTTTACGCTATCGTTCTCCGAGCTCTCAAGTATCCAGGATCCCGACATCTTATTGCCCGTTTCCGCTTTTCCCACGCAAAAACAGCGATCTGCCATGATACTATGCCTGGGCTCCTCAAAGCTCTGGGCCTCACTGGTAGAGTTAAGCTGAACAAATCAGAATGGTTTTACGAGTTCCCGAATGGATCCACCATTTGGGTTGGTGGTCTTGACGATAAGGACCGACTTGAAAAAGTCCTTGGCCATGAATACTCAACCATCTTCATGAATGAAGCCTCCCAGATTTCGTTCGATGCCTACGAAATTATGGTTACTCGCCTAAATCCCACGCCTGGGGTGAAAGGGAATATGATCATCGATTACAACCCGCCTTCCATTTCCCATTGGGGATATCTCATGTTCCACAAAAGAGAATTCCCAGATGGCCGACCGGTTCCGGATAGTGATTTCTCGAAAATAAAGATGAATCCGGAGGATAATGCCGATAATCTTTCGGAAACATACATTTACAATCTTTCTCTGCTTTCGCAAGCCAAAAGACGCCGGTTCGCGGAGGGTGAATATTCCCTGGAATCCGGAAAGCTCTGGAAACGTGCGGATATAAGGTACTATCCATTTCCTGAAGATCTTCCGGACTTCATTCGTGTTGTGGTCGGAGTTGATCCATCTGGTTCAGTCGGAGGTGACGAAATCGGTATTATTGTGGCAGGATCATATTTCGATGATAATGGAGATCTGAAGCAAATGACGATCGACGATTATTCCCTGCATGGTACACCCGCTCAATGGGCAGCCGAAGTATCCGCTGCGTACCATCGTTGGATGGCTGATTGTGTGGTTGCCGAAAAGAACTTCGGCGGGGATATGGTTGAATCCACAATAAAAAATGCTGACAAAACGATTAATGTTAAGTTAATAACATCATCAAGGGGCAAGGTTTTAAGAGCGGAGCCGATTTCCGCAAAATATGAGCAGGAGGATGTCGTGCACCGGATACCTTTCACGTCCCTGGAAGATGAAATGTGTACCTATGACCCAGAGGTTTCAGCATCCCCCAATAGAATGGATGCCATGGTTTTTGCTCACGCTGAGCTGAGCGAGGGCGATATTTCTATACTGGATGTGATATGAAAGAAAAAACAGAAAGGGTGATGATTAACTCATTATCCGACTTGGTTGCCGGCGTTCGGGTCTCCACCATGCTGACAGGCGGTTCAGACCTGGCAAGCTACGGAACGATTGCTTACAACAACAACTACTCCCTCCTGACTCTCAACCGCATTATCCTCACCTACCTGTATACTTCCAGCGGAATCTTCCAAACAGCGATCGACTTGCCAACCCAGGATGCACTTTCCCGGGGAATCGAAATCGAATCTGACCAGATGTCCTCCACGGACGTTGACGAGCTATTGGATTTCATGGAGGAGACCGGGCAATGGGCTGCGCTGCTGAATGCATGGAATTGGGGAAGGCTTTACGGGGGCGCCGGACTAATCATCAATACGAACCAGGATCCCATCACACCGTTGGACTATCGATCATTGAACCGAGGTCCCCTGGAGTTTTATGATGCTGATCGCTGGCAGTTCGATAATGCACACCCGTATGCCGGAGACATGGACGAAATGATATACGGGGATCCTCCCGACTACCTGTATCTTTACGGCCAGAGAATCCACCAATCCCGGGTGATCAAGATCAAGGGAAAGCGGGCTCCCTATTACGTTCGGAGACAACTACGCGGCTGGGGGATGTCAGAAGGCGAAAGGATGATCAAGGACCTGAACCTTTACCTGAAAACCCAGAACGTCCTGTATGAGATCCTGGACGAATCAAAGATCGACGTTTACCGGATACAAGGCCTCGCCCAGAAGTTGATCAATGAAGCCGGCACTGCAGCAATTACCAGGCGCGTCCAATTGGCAAACGAGCTGAAAAACTATGTCAATGCGTTGGTGATGGATGCCAAGGACGAATTTGAGCAAAAGACCATGGCTTTCTCTGGTCTGGGAGAAATCAGCCGGGAAAATCGAATCGGTATCTGTTCTGCACTTCGGATGCCACAGACAAAGCTTTTCGGGCTTTCCGCCTCCGGATTCAATACCGGGGAATCCGACCTGGAAAACTACAACATGATGATCGAATCAGAAACCAGACATCCGATGCGCCAGGTTATCCGGAAAATGATCGTGATCAATATGTATCATCTGTGGGGCAGGGCAGCTCCTTTCCGGTTTACATTTCCTCCGCTTCGGGTTCTTTCTGCCAAGGAGGAGCAAGAGGTCAAGAATTCGGAATTTAACCGGGTTCTGGCTCTTTACGATCGAGGGCTGCTTGATTCTCCGGAGGTCGGAGACATGTTGTCGACAGCAGGCATAATCACCACAGAAACGAAAGTCGCGAAAGGACTGCTGCCCGATCAACCCGATCCTCCTCCAGGAGCTATAGGCGATATCACCATCGAGGAAGCGGGGTAATCCATGCTGAAATGGAAAGAGGAATATTCAGAACCAACCCAGAAGGAGCTGGAGTATTATTTCTATCACCTGTTTTGGGCTGAGATCATAGCCGCGGTAAAAGATCCATACTTCAGACTGAACGCGAATAATGCTCTGATCGCAGCAATCCGCCAGGGGAAAGTCAGATATTCAAACGGTGAGTTCGTTGGTGATTTCTCGATGCGGGTATCCGCGGAACTGGACAAGTTTGCGAAATACGACGGTCGCTCAAAATCCTGGAAAGGAATCCCACCAGCAAATGTCTCTGCAGCAGCAGCGGTTGCCAATAACAAATCCAAGGCGCTGAACGATAAGATATCGACGCTGATCGGAGAGATTCCCGATCGGGTACAGGCGGAAGTGGATTCACTGCAGTACAATATCGAACGGCCGCTGGCAGATATGAATGCGCAGGCCACAAAGGACCTGAGTGCTATCGGAATCACTATCGATGTTACTCCGGAGCTTTCCAAAACGATATCCGATAATTACACGAACAATCTGAACCTCTCAATCAAGAACTGGAGCCCGAACCAGACAGAGCGACTCCGGAACATGGTTGAAAAGAATATCCTCTCCGGATACAACCGCCTGGAATTAATCGATCAGATATCGTCTGAATATGGTACCACTATGGCCAAGGCGAAATTCCTCGCCAGGCAGGAAACAACTCTGCTCACCTCAACTGTCAGAGACGAAAGATACCAGGGTGCCGGAATCAGAAAATACCGATGGTCTGCTACCGGGGGGAAGACGGGTGATGGGCGAACCAGGTTATTACACCGGAAACTCCATGGGCAAACGTTCTTTTATTCTTCTCCACCAATCATTGACGAACGGACTGGTGAAAGGGGGAATCCCGGAAAGGCATACAACTGTAGGTGCGCTGCGGTACCTTTATTATAAATTTTGACAAAGCCTGAAAAAGACTGTTATTAATCAATCATTGAAAACGAGTACCATAAACCAATATTAAAATCATGAAGCCAAAACGATATCGAGCATTGCATATCACACCCGGCGTTGTGGATTATACCGATGGAGATCAACGAGAGACCGTTCTGATTAAGAAACCCGCTCTTGATCAAATGAATCGCTCTTTTCTTGGCAGGCCTGTTTTTAACTTCACTCATAAAACCATCGATCCTGAAGAGGCTTTCGATTTTACCAGTGAAGAATCAGAGAAACATGCAGTCGGTGTTATTTCAAATGTTGGATACGATGCGGAATCCGGTTATTATTTTGCTGACATGATGATTTGGGATGAGGAAACCCAGGAGAACATCGACGAAAAAGAATATGGCGTTTCGAACGCTTATATTCCGGATGTTGGACCGGGTGGAGTCTACAACAATGTTCCATATGATGAGGAAGTGGTAGGCGGGGAATATCATCACATGGCAGTCGTTGAGGAACCCAGATACGGAGATGTCCGTATTTTTGAAAACTCCAAAGGAGAAAGACCTATGGCAAAAAAGTATATTCTTTTCGGTCCTGAAAAGAAACCGAAAACAAATGCGGCCGATCCTCCGCCTGAAAAGGAACCTGAAAAGGAAGAGGAAAAGCTGAACATGGATTCCGTTCTTGTCGATGAAGAGGGAACCGAGTTTCCGCTCGCGGAGCTGGTTGAGAGCTACAAATCGTCAATGGATTCAGATGATGGCGATGACGAAAAGCCCATGATCAACATGGAAGATACCATAGAGATCGACGGCAAAGAAGTCCCTGTTAAGGAACTGTACGACAACTATTGTGCGAAGAAAAACGCGGAGCCTCCAACGGATCAGCCGTTGGAAGATGTTGTCGACGAGGACCTTAAAAAGAATTCTGCAGATGATGACGGCAAGAAGGATGATCCAAAGAAGCCGAATGAGAACTTTCTGAAGATCAAGACCAACGCTCAGAAAGGTGCGGAACCTCAGAAAATCAAGGTTAACACCCAGAGAAATCGGCTGAAACGCGGTAAAGCACTCTATGGGTCGGAACCTGTCGAAGCTCAACAGCAAGGAGGTAGCTAATGACTGTTAACATGAATCAGTTCAAGAAGACCGTTTTTGCAGGTCAGATGGACTTGAAAGCCGGCGGCCTGGATAGCTCCTTCACTGTTCGGATTGATCCCGATTCATCTGCTGAAGACATCGAAGCAGGAACCGGTTTGAAATTCGTCGACGGTGGTGCGAATGATCCAAACGGTGTACCGCTGGTTGATGTTATTTCCGGTGATACCGACAAGGCTGATGGCGCTCGGATTTATGACGCAAAAAATGGACTCGCTCAACCCGGGGACATTGTTCAGATGTCTTTTGAAGGTGGTGTTCAGTTTTTCGAGGCTTCCGCTGCCCTGGCAAGGGGTGTTGCTGTTGCTTTGGATCAATCAGCTCCTGGCGAGATTCAAGCCCTTGGCTCGAACGCCCAGCTGGGTATCCTCCTGGACAAGGCCTTTGCTGACGGTGATATCGTCCGGGTAATCATCAAAACCGCTGCGGCGCCTTAAAGGAGGAAACTATGCTTCTTAGAATGAATGGCCTCCTGCCTGGCCATATGACAATCAACGGCAGAATGCTGACCAACGCCAACGGTGACATCGATACTTCCGGCCTCGGCTACCAGTATCTGATTGATACCCTTTCGCAGATTCGTGCGGAGGTCGTTGAGCAGAAGTTTTACAAGATCGCTCCGGCTGACTTCATGCCGGTAGATGTAGGCTATGGTGCCTGGGGCGATGAGATTATCCAGAACCTGACCTTCCAGACCGGTGGTGATTTCTTCGATGGTGACATCGATACCAACGCCGAAACAGGAAGGATGGCACAGGTCGATGCTGGTCTGGCTCCGATTCGGATGCCGATCAAGACCTGGGCGAAGCAGGCCGTCTGGACGATCGCTGATATCGCGAAGGCTGCTGCCGCTGCGAACTGGGATTTGGTTGCTGCCAAAATGGAATCCCTGAAGACTGACTGGGATTTGGGTATTCAGGAAGTAGCATTCCTGGGACATCCCTCTGACTCCCTGGTGACCGGTCTTTTGAATGACAGCGAGGTCAACATCAATACCACGTTGATCACAACGCCGATTTCATCCATGAGCACGACTCAGTTCAACGCTCTGGTTGCTGGAATTCTGGCCGCGTATTTCACGAACTCGAATGATACCGAGGACAAGCCGAACACGTTTGTTGTTCCGGCGGATGATTATCTCGGACTGGTAGCTCCGGTTTCCGCGACCTACCCGAATATCAGCAAAATCGAGTATCTGAACAACGCCTTCCAGAAGGCTACCGACGACCCGAACTTTAAGGTCCTCGGCCTGGCATATTCCCAGGATACCAGAAACGCTGCTCGGGGGATCAACAAGAACAGGTACGCCCTGTACAAGAACGATCCCAAAACCATGAAAATGACCATCCCGGTCGCCTTCACCATGTTGGAATCCGCTACGGCGAACAATTTCAACTGGACTCAACCGGCACACGGTCAGTATTCAGGTTTGCTGATCAACAGAAAGCGCGAAGTCCTCTATCTCGATGAGACGGCCGCGTAAGCCATCGAAGCCGGGTTAACTGCCCGGCTTTTTGCATTTTGTAACCCTCAATCGAACAGGAAAAATGACAGACAAAAAAGTCGAGATCTACAACAAGGGGAAACGCGAATACACCATTCCTCCGGCAAAGGAAGGT